CAGGATTTACAGGTTTGTAAAATCCAGAGTACGCCATAAATATAGGAGGACCAACATAGGTATTTAGCGTGTCAATAGATCGCCTGTTATCAACCATGGCAGCAAACGGCGGAATGTCGTTTAGCAATAACTTTGTTGTAAAGTTTCTTAATCCACCCCCAGGTCTGACACAAGTCCCAGGTGGATATACTGATGACAATGGAACTGTAACTGGAACAAGCGATTTCTTTGAGATGTTCTGTAATGAAGCGCAGTTACCAAATACAAATACTGCTCAAGGCAACCTAAATGGTGCTTATGTTGGTAGTGGTTCAGTTGCTTACCCACACACTAGAGTATTCACTGAATTGCAACTGGGTTTCATGTGTGATGCTAACATGACACCTCTCAAGTTTATGCAAGACTGGGTGGATCTAATCTTTGGAGAAGAGGGTGAAAATGTATCAGGACTATCAAAGAGTTCTATGGAGAGCTCTGCTTTCGGTCCTGGTAGAGAAGAGAATAGAAATATTCGTCTAAAGTATCGTGATCAGTATGCATGTAACATTGCAATCACAAAGACTGAGAATGGTGGCAACTCTCCCACTGAAAGAGCATCGTTGACATATATTCTGGAGAAAGCATATCCTTATGCTATTGATGCCGTGCCCCTGCAGTTTGGATCAAGTCAGATCACTCAGGTAACAGCACAGTTCTCTTACATGAGACACTATACAATCAAGAATGACATCAGAGGACTTGGTGGAATTCAAATTTGATTTTTGGATTCCATGAAAGTGGGAAAATTTTTTCCGCTAATTTTTGGGTCTAAAAGTCGCGCTAAATATACATATGATCTGGTCTAAACATAATGGCATTACCACAAGTTGTGCTTCCAACCTATGAGTTGGAAATTCCGTCAAATGGCAAAAAAATCAAATATCGTCCATTTGTCGTAAAAGAAGAAAAATTGCTTTTATTGGCATTAGAGGCAAATGATGAAAAAGCAATTGAAGACGCTGTAAAAACATTATTGAAGAATTGCATCCAATCTCGCATCAAATTGGAAGATTTGGCGATGTTTGATTTGGAATACATTTTCCTCAATATTCGTGCTGTGTCAGTTGGCGAAGTTGTCGAAATGCTGCTAACATGCAATGATGACGGAGAAACCCAAGTCAAGTATAATCTCAATTTGACGGATGTTCAGGTTTTCAAACCAGAAGGTCATTCTAACAAAATTATGCTAACTGACGAGATGGGTGTAATTATGAAATATCCTGCATTTAAGGAATTTGTGAAAATCTCGATTATGGGCAATTCCTACACAGATGATGAAACTACTGGCATCATGGCAGGTTGCATCGATCAGATTTTTGACGGTGAAGACGTTTATGACAGTTCTACGACTTCAAAGAAAGAATTTGTTGAATTCCTAGAAGGAATGACAAATAGTCAACTTGAAAAAGTTCAGAAGTTCTTTGAAGCTGCTCCTGTATTGAAACACGAGATTAAGGTGAGAAATCCAAATACTGGAGTTGAGAATGATTTTGTTATTCAGGGGTTAGCGAATTTTTTCGGATAGCACTCTTCCATAACACAATGGAAGGGTATTATAAAACTAACTTCGCTTTGATGCAGCATCATAAATATAGTTTGAGTGAAATTGAAAATATGATGCCTTGGGAGAGACAAGTTTACACTAGTCTTCTCATGCAATACTTGGAACAAGTCAAAAAAGAACAAGAAGCAGCAGCTAAGCGATAATGGCACACGGTTTTCTCACACCACAACCAGTAACAGGAGAGGGATCTATAAAGGTCCCTTTTAAGAAGCTGTATGACGGTCTTAAGAAACTTTTTCAAAGAGATCTTCGTGTCGTTAATGCAAATGTCAAGGAAGTAAGGGATTTATTACCTGGCGGACAAAAACTACCACAACTTCCACCATCAGGGCAAAAGATGCTTGGTGGTAGTAATACGCCAAAGTTGTTATCTGGTAGTATTAGCGGTGCTATTGTTCCTAGAAAAGCAGGCATTGTCAATACTCAAGCAAAATCTGATATTGTTGGTAGAAATGCCACTAATATCGATAGGAAAGAACAAAGATATCTCGGAACCACAGATCCTGATGTAGCAGGTGGTCCACAGACTAGAAAAGGTGGTGGTTTTACCGATTTTGGTTCTACTCCCCAAGCAAAACCACTAAGTGATTCAAACTTCTTCAGTAAAGCAGTAAATGAAGGTATTGATGCAAGCACTGGAGAATATTTAAGTAAATCGGCAAGAATTGCTGCTTTCCAGAAAGGGCGAGTAGCAAGAAATCCAGATCAAGGACCCAATATTTCACCCGACAGTGGCGCTGATATTGTTGCTGCTATCAATAGAAATACAGAAGCAATTGTTGCTCTATCTTCTCTAACAAAAGATCAGACATCGAAGCAAGTTTCGATGCACAACGCAACGGAAGCGCGTGCAGAGAGGCGTGAAAATAGAGAACTTGCCAGAAGAGAAGAAAGGCAGTTAGAGAGGGGTGGAGATTATTCTGGTAACTTAACACCAACATCTTTTAAGGGAAGAAGACTTCTTCCTGGTGCTGGTGGCACTGGTGGTGGTCGTGGTCGCAGAGATGGAGGTGATTTCTTTAAAACTTTAGGAAGAAGAGCTATAAGTGGATCAACTAAAGCAGGATCTCAGGCAATTCTTAAAGGTACTCGTGCTGGAGCTCTTAAGTTAGCTGAAATGGGTGCTAAGCAACCTCTTTCTGCATATGAAACAGCAGCAAAAATGACGCCTAAAGCGTCCCAAAATATAGCTAAATTGTTGTTTGGAACTGCAAAAGCTGCTCCTATTGTTAAAACAATGGCAACTGGTGCTAAAGCAGGACAGAAAGCTGTTGTATCTGCAGTTAGTGCAGTTGCTCCTAGTGCTAAAGCATTGCAAGCAGGTAGTGCTAGCGCAATGGGTGTTAAGGCTAATAAAATTGTTAAAAAGCGTTCACCTTTTAGTCAAGCAGACGAACTTGACGGAATTAGAACAATTACTAATATTGGAGAAGCAGGTGATGATGCTGTAAATGCTGCAAAGATGGCAAAGAGTCTTGCAGAAGAAGGTGTGCCCAAACCTCAAATAGCAAAAACTATAGCAGATACATTTCCTAATGTTACTAAATCTCTTAAAACTGGTGTATCTAATTCATCAACAGCGAAACTTGCAGGTAAAGTTCTTGGTTCAGCAGCTGGCAAGTCTGTATTGAAGAAAATTCCAGTTATTGCTGGTCTTGCTGGTATCGGTTTTGGTATTCAACGTGCATTAGAAGGAGACTATTTGGGTGCTGTTCTTGAAGTTTCTTCTGGTATTATGGGTGCCACTGGTGTTGGTGCTGGTGCTAGTTTGGGTATTGATGCTTTCCTACTAGCAAGAGACATGGGTGTAACCCCATTTGCAAAGGGTGGTATTATTACACAACCAACTGCTGGTCTAGTTGGTGAAGCAGGTCCCGAAGGTGTCTTCCCACTATCTGGTGCTGAAGGTAAAAAGACATTCGATGCGTTTGGTAATGCATTTGTAGATGCACAGATTAAAAGAAAGAAAGAGGTTGCACAAGTTCAAGCAGAAGGACTAGAGTTATTCTCTAAGAAGAGAGAATACATGAAAGTATTTGATTTCTTCTTTGGTGGATTTGGTGGTGGAGACGATGATGATACAGGCAATGGAGGAACTAGATCAACATCTCCAATGGTAGGACCACCACCTCCAGTCAGTGGAGGAAGAAAGGGTGGTACTCCTCTGAATTCAACAGGTGCAAAAGGTGTTCTTGACGTGATTGCATCTGTAGAATCGAATGGAAATTACGATGTTTTCAACACTGCTCGTGGAGGAACTCCTGGTAAAGCAACAGAGAAGACTATTGGGTGGTTAGCAAAGAACGCTCAGGGTGCTATTGGTAGATATCAGCATATGCCTGAGTTTATCTTGGAAAGAGCAGCACGCTTTGGATATGATGCAAATACACTCTTCACCCCAGAAGTTCAGGATGATATAACAATCAAGATGATGCAAGAGCAGCATGGATTAGATGATTTCTTATCTGGAAATATGTCTGCTGCTAAGTTTGCTGCTAAACTCGCTCCCACATGGAGAGGACTGCCACAGGGTCAGAAAGCAGCAAATAGATTAGGTGGAACTGCTGATTCTACATATATGGATCAGTATTCTTCTGGAAATAAAGCACATATGTCATGGGCAGATTCTGTTTCTAACTTTGAACGTATTCAAGCAGGAGCAGGACAAATCCCAGAATATGATCCCAGCAAAAAGTATAAGGCAGGGGATATGGTTATTAAAAATGGCGAAGTAAGAGAATTTGATGGCATGGGTTGGGCATCTCCTAGTGGTATGTCTTCCCAGAGTTTTGAACCACAGGCATCTAACGCAAACACTGGTACGCCAATCATGGCAACCTCAGCACAAGTTGCTTCTGGTTCTAGCACTGCAGCACCTACTGTTATCAATAACTACTATACAGGCGGCGGTGGACAGCAAGCTAGTGTCAATCCAAATGGTGTTGGTGCTGGTATCAGTATGCAGGATGCTGGACTTGGTGCATTTACAGATCTCAAAATTAGGACTTCGTGATGGAACAATTTCAAAACGCTACTGACTTTAGTCTAAAGAGTGTCATTATTGCTGCTTTAGGTGAAGAGGACGACGGATATGAGATCAAGCAAATGGTTGGTACATTTGCATATGTTGAGAGCATTAGCAGTCCTTTTGTAGTTGCAACAATGAGTGTTGCTGATAGTGCAGGACTTCTCGCTGGTCTGCCCATTCAGGGTGGCGAGACTGTCAAGGTAACAGTTGCAACGTCTATAAAAAATGAACCAGATGAATATGTTCTTAGAGTATGGAAAATTGGTAATAGATTTGCTAAGAACAATGTTCAGGCATTCACTCTCGGTCTAGTCTCTGCAGAAGCATTTAACAATGAATGTACAAAGATCTATAAACCTTTAACAGGAAAGGGTGATGCTATTGTTGCGGATATTCTGCAGAATAGTTTAAAAACAGAAAAAGAGTTTTTCTCAGAAACTACAGAATTTGAACAAAAGTTCTTGCCATCTAGTAGACGACCATTTGATATTATCAATACGATTGCTGGCAAAAGTGTCCCAGCAGGAGCAGTTGGTTCTCAGTCAAGTAAAAAGTCTAAGAATGAGAAAGAAAAACTAAATGGTACTGCAGGATTTCTATTCTGGGAGACAAAAAGAGGATATAATTATTTCTCTGTAGATTATCTACTCAATCCAGAGGATGTCTGGGGTCCATATGTTGAGAAGATCTCGAACCAGAGTGATGGTGCGGATGAGAGGTTTACTATTTCTCAAGCTACATTCCAATCAGATGTTGATATTATGAAGTCTCTTAGACTTGGTAAGTATTCTTCTCTCCTTGTATTCTTTAATCACTCTACGGGACAATATGATGAATATCACTATAGTCTAGAAGATGCATATGAGAACATGAAGCATCTTGGAGCACAGAATACTCCATCAATCATTCCCATCTCTGATGATAGACTTATCTCAGATGTCCCAACAAAAATTGTAACTCAGATGTTGGATCATGAGACATGGTATAATGAACCAGCGATTGGATCATATGAAGAGAATGATGGATCTGAAAGTCCCAGTCCTTATTGTGATTTCCATAAGCACTTTGCAGCACAATCTCTTATGAGATACGAATTGCTGACACAACAGCAAGCAACTGTTGTTATTCCTGGTAACTCTGAGATATGTGCTGGTGACTGCATTGAAATCAAGTTAGTAAACAAGCATACAGGCAAAATAATTTCTGAAGAACCATGGGATCAGGAAAGTAGTGGTGTATACTTGGTAGGTGAGGTTACTCACACTTTTGATAGCACAAGATCGACAAACGGTAGATTTGTGACTACACTACGTTTGCTAAGAGATTCCTCTGGTTTCGTGGAATCCAGTCATGGCACTAAATAATCAAAGGAGGTACTACACATGGAAAACATCGAAGCGCACATCGCCAAGGATAAGGAGATTTTGGATAATCCCCAAACTTCTCCACAACAACGTCGTCATATTGAAGGCGAACTACATGACCTTGAAGAATGGGTTGAGCATCATAAAGAAGAGATCGAAGCAGGAGATCATCACGATCCCTCACCGCTAGAACTCTATTGTGATCAAGAACCTGGCGCACCTGAGTGTAAAATTCATGATAATTAATTAGGTATGGATCAGTTATTATCTCAACTGATACCCACCAATCGCATTGGAAACGATGGTTTTAATTGGTGGGTAGGTCAAGTCGAAGGAACCGCCCAAGATGAAGTAAACAATAAGGGTGGATATCGTTTTAAGGTGAGGATTGTCGGGGAACATCCTGGCGATCCAGAGATCCTTAGTACGGCAGATTTGCCATGGGCTACAGTTGTGATGCCCGTAACTGTTCCATTCATGCCTGGTAACGTTGGTGGTGGTCACCCGCAACTACAAGTTGGTTGTTGGGTGATCGGTTTTTATATTGATAATGATAGACAAAAACCAATTATCATGGGCTCCATTGGACAAGTTCCTGGGGCAACAAAAACATTTGAAGAAAGAACACCTGATACAAAACCATTTGTAACAGCAATTCCTCAGTTAAACGCACAAGCAGACGGTAATCCAAAGCAGAAAGATACTGAGAAGAATACTGCTACTGGTGGTTTATATGATGGAACAAAGGATGGAGATGGTAACGCTAGAGTTTCTCCTCCCGCCAGAAAGGTTGCACCATTAAAGGCAAGAACTGCACAAGCAGAAGATTGGTGTCAATCAAAAGCAGAGAAGTGTGATAAAGATGACATCACAGGAAAGATGTCAACAATCATGTCAGAGTTCATGGCTGCTGTTCAAAACAGCGGTGGAAACGTTGGAACTTACTATGTAAACCAAGCAACTGGTGCTATCAACGAAGCGGTTGGTACTGCTAGAAATTACGTCAACAAAGCAATGAGTGTAGTGACTGAGTTCACTGCACGAGTAAAAGGTTTCATTATTGAGAAACTCACTAATGGTGTTAAAGACCTTATCCAGTCTTTACTGTATCCATCCGAAGAGGGAAATGCTCTAACACCTGTTACTGAATTCTTCAATAATCTTCTTAAGAACCTGGGTTGTCAGATGGCAGATCTTGGAGATCGCCTCGCTCAGTTCCTTACTGACCTTTTGATGAGTTATGTCAATCAGATCTATCAGGCAGTTGCCTGCCAGATTGACGCCTTGGTCAATGGCATTATGTCAAAGATCAACGAACTCATGAACTCTATCCTAGGAGACATTCTAGGACCACTACAGGACATTTTAGGTGCTATTGCACAACCACTCAACATTCTTGGTGGTGCAATCAACTTTGTTATGAACCTACTTGGCATCACATGTTCTGGACCAGACAGAGAGTGTAGCAAATATAAACTGGTCTGTACTGATGGTGGAGATGAAGAAGACGATGATGATAAAGATTTCTTAGATGATCTATTAGATAGCATTGATAACCTATTCCCAGCAACTGGTGCTGATTACACTCAGTATGTTTGTGAAGATGCTTATGAGGGAAGTGCGTTGAAAGGAACCACAATTGGATTTACTGGTGGTATTCCTGCAGGCGGCACTACTACTGGATTACTTCCTGGTGGAGAAATAACTGTTCCTGATGTAGACGATCCAGATAATCCAGATGCAACGATCAATAGCATTATTACATACACAATCGATGATGTTGATGTCACTGAAGGAGACATTGCAGTATTTACGATCCAGAGAGCTGGTCGCACAGATATCTCATCTTCTGTAAAAGTCAAGACACTCAAATACCAGGGATCTGCAGATGAAGGTCCCGACTATCTGGCATTCAATGATATTATTGGATTTGCTCCAAATGAAACATCAAAGCAAATCTTTATCAGAACGTTCTATGATCAAATCAAAGAACAAGACGAGACTTTCTATGTAAGAATGGATAAGAACTCCCCAAGTTCTGGCAGTGGAGTAAAAACGAGTTTCATCAAACAGATCTCTAGATGTACAATCACAGAGAAGATTACAAATGAACCATATGATCCATATGGTCTCCAACCAGTCAATCCTATAGAAGGTATCTCAGAGATTGGTGAAAATGATCCAACAATTGGTGGTGATACTGATGATGGAACAACTGAAGAAGTACCAGAAACAAATCCACCATATGATGATACTGGAATTGGTGATGAGTTTGCTCAACCAAAATATTCAGTCACACCAGATAAGGCTGTCTGTCCAGAAGGTGAGTTTATTGTTTACACGATCGAAACTCAGAACGTATCGAACGGCACTATTCTTTACTGGACACTATCTGGACAAGGTATCACCAGCAGTGATATTGTTGGTGGACTAATGAATAGTTCTGTTGTCGTCAACAATGACACTGCAAAGGTAACCGTAGGCATTGAAGATGATAGCAAGGTAGAAGATGCAGAGGTATTGCGCTTCACTCTCAACGGAACTGGTGCTGTTGCAGACGTTCTAATCACATCTGAAAATGACTTGGATGATTTTGATGGCAGTGAAGGTGAGACTGAAGAAAATGCTTCTAAAGACTTTGAGAAACCAACTGTAGATCCTGATGAAGTGATTACAGACGAGAATGGTGGTATTATCAATATTCCTATAACGAAGCCTGGCGATCCTTATGCAGAACCACCATATGTTGCTATTGGTGGTGAAGGATCAGGTGCTGTTGCTACAGCACTACTAGACAACAAAGGATTTGTTACTGAAATTCGTGTCAAATCTCCTGGTTTTGGATATAAGATCAACACACCAAATGCTAAAGGATTGCGTTGTATCATTGATACATTCACTCTAACAAGACCAGGCATTGGTTACACTGAGAAACCAACAATTTATGTTGATGGTAGAACTGATGTGGCAGAAGCTATAATTAATGAGGATGGTTTTGTCATTGGTGCTAGAGTTCTAGACAGAGTAACTACTTGGAACAAAGTTCCAAAGGTTATTATTGTTGGTGGCAATGGTTTTGGCGCAAAACTCATCCCATCACTATCTTGCCTAGATACAACAGCACTCGCCACAATTGGTTCCACTAAGATTGGAACTGGCAGATACGTTGATTGTCCATAATGTCTTATCAATTACCAGCATCAGCATACCCAACGAGTATCTTCAGTCAGACTAGTCCTGACGAATCTCAAGAGACATCTGAACAACCCAGGTTTCAAACTTGGTATAAAGGTCACATGACTGGTTCTGAAATCTATGAGAGAATGTTTCCCGATGGAGAAACTAGTGCTCTTAGGATTGAAGGACCCAGTAAAGATATTGCTGCTATTGTACTTGACAGTAAAGGTTGTGTCAAACTTCTAACAGGAGAACGCTCAAAAGAGACTGGTCCTGGTAGTGGACGTTTGTGTGTCAAGACATGGGGTCAACAGCAACTACACAATCAGAGATCAAACTTTGAATATAATGCTGGCGATGACGAAGAAGGACAGGCACTGAACTTGATTGCCTACGGCGACTACGTTGAACAGACTGTTGGCGGCACAAGATATGTCAGAGCACAGAAGATTGTAATTGAAGCGTCTGAAGAACTATTGCTAATTGGCAAGACACAAGTTAATATACAGGCAGGATCCGCTGGCGGTGGTGCTATCATTATGAATGCAGGTAGTATCGAGAGAACTACCAGTAACGACAAAGAGACTATCCTTGGACAGAAGATGTCCTTTGGTGTTTCTGAAGATACCACATTGACGTTTGATCCTCGTGGTTCTAAGAACCTTGTAAGCACAGGTCACTACAACCATAAGATCTTGGGTGACTATCAGACATGGACTGGTGGTATTGAAAGTCACGTCATTGCTGGTGGTCCTGGTACACCTCCACTAATCAAGGATAGATCGAATGCATTCCTTGCATCAACTACAGGTAACGTCACCATTGCAACTACTCTCGTCGCAAACATTACCTCTGTCACTGGTCTGAACTTGATTGCTACCACAGGCAACACGATCATCAAGGGTGCCTTAATCCTTCTCAACTAAAAGTCTTACCAGATATTACTGAGTACAAACTGGCACAAGGGGGGTTGCTTTTTTTGAGCAGACCTGATAAATTGTATTTGCAGTGGAGGACAACTCCACTCTTCATCTGCGGGTAACCACTCCGCAAGTAACTCAACAAAGGAAAACAAAAATGATCAAAACTGCTTTCGCTGCTGCTGCCGCAGCCGTCGCTTTCGCTGCTCCAGGTGCTGCCCTTGCAGGTCCCTACGTTAACGTAGAGGCAAACTCAGGTTTCACTGGATCGGACTACACTGGAACCACGACCGACGCTCACGTAGGCTACGCTGGATCCACTGGTGCTGTCTCCTACGGCATCCAGGCTGGTCCTTCTTTCGTTGTCACTGACGCTGGTGATTCTGACACCGTTCTGTCTGGTAAGGTCTATGGCAGCGTTGCTGCTACCGAAGCAC